TCTGCCTGGTCTTAGGGGGTTTTCTGGTGAAGCAGGTTTTAATCCTTTTTTACCTAATGGATCTCTTGTTAAATTACTTTTATCAGTGCCATATGATGTTGGTTTTTCAACTGGACGACCTGGTTCCTCCTCATCATACCCCGTTGGTACTTGTGCGGGTCCTACTGATTTATCGCGTTTATTACCATATAACGATGCAAGGTCGTGGGGTGTACCATAAGAAATACCGGATTCTGATGGATCATTTCCTTCATTCTCAAGTTGAGATAATCTAAATTTCTCCATAGCTTCACCTACCATAAGATCTTTTTCAATATTATATTGGTCTGGTGATAATCCAAATACATTTTCGTAAACCCAATCTTTACTAAATAGCTGTCCGTCTATCATTTCTTTAGCTACAGTTGTTTTAGCAGTGTAAAGTTCAACTTTTTCCTGTTCATATATAATTGATGGAGTTGTTAAGGCTAAATCAAAATCTACTAAATCCTTATCATCAAATCCCTGAGAATATAAATGAACAAGTGCTATCTTAGTTAATTCAGATTCTACAATTCGTTGAATGCGTTCAACTGTGCGAGCGAATCTAATGTCCATACCTGCAAGTGTTGATTTTCCTTCTACTCCCTCTTCATAACCTAAGAATGGTTTTGGAATTTTAAGGGCAGCCATCATTTTATGCTTTAAATAATCAATATCTTGAATACCATCATACTCGAGTCCTTTTGTAGTGTCGATTCTTGTATTTGTATCATTTCCTCTTACTGGGATGTAGAAGTCCTCAGTAATGTTTTGCATATTATATTTTAAGTTATAATCACCTGTTTCTTGATCAATGTAAGGTGTTTTCTTCATTTTATTAACAGTTTCAGCCATAAACTGTTCTACTTGTTCGGGTGGTATAGCTCCAACATTAACATAGAATACTCTTTTTTCAGGTGCTCTCATAATTCTATGAATAAGCATCGCATCCTCCATTAACATTAATTGTTTAAATACTTTACGGGCAGGCTCTAAAAATGATCTACCATAGGGAAGGTAATTAGAGTCTGTAAGTAGTCTAAAGTGGGCTATTTCATAATTCTCAAGTGTAAATTGGTCTCGTCTAATTGTGTTTGTAGCTCCTGAAGCTAGTCCATTAGGGTCAAGTGTAAATCTGGTGTAAGATGGATTGTCAGGGTCGGTTCCTTCTTCTCTTACTACTTCGTATGTTGAAAGGGGAATTACATTGTAAACTCCAAATTTTTCAGATACCTCCATCTTTAGGTAAAAATCACCATATTTACACATATTTCTAATCCATGTAGATAGATTAAATTCAATGTTAAGTACATCATAAAATAAATTATGTAATACTTTTCTAACGTTTTCATTTGATGAATTTACTTTTAAAACATCACCATACTCATTTCGCGATGTAGTTTCATCTGAAATAATATCAAGTGCAGATGCGATAATAGGATCATGATCCATTGCTTCATAATCACTATAAAGCTGCAGTCGCATTGACTGATAATTGAGTGTTGGGTTATATTGAAGTGAAGAACCCGCTGGTTTGTGTAAGCGGGTAAATCTATCATAAAGTGAATTAGTTGCCAGGTTTCCATATTTTTGGATCCTGCCAGTGTCCATAATTTTTAGGTTTTTTCCACCAACGTTTCTTATAATAACGTCATTCGAAAATAGTCTCCTTAATCTCGAAAATATACTAGTATCTGCCATGTTTGTTTATATAGTAATAAATATTAAAGAAGCCAAGTTAAATCCTGCTCTCCGTGTTCTCCCATATCTTGTGTCCATCCTGCTTGTTTTTTGGTTGTCTTACCGGTATAAATAGTAGGAGCATCTCGTTGCCAATTTTTTAGTGTAGCATTTGTTATGTCTATACCTTGCTGCGCAAATTTAAGAGCAGTGTCTCTAATATAACATCCTGTAGCTAGGGACATTACTAGGTCATCATTATAACCTGATTGTGCTTCAGGCCTACCATTTTTCCAAATAAAGGTTCTCATTTCTTCTAATGTTCTTTTACCTTGAATAATAATTGATTTTTCTCTTAGGTAAGCATCTAACTTACCAATGGTTAAAGGTCGAGTCTTCATACTCATTGTAAACCCAGGTGTCATTTTAGTTGTATCTACTATGTCATACCCTTTTGCTAAAAAGGCTTCTGCGTTTGTTGCTGCGTCTCCTTTAGGTGAGTAATATAATCTAGGGTAATTTTTATCTATTACTACTTGAATTGTATTCCAACCTATATTTGCATTTTCAATTACAAGTAAAGCATTATTATATTCAGTAGCAACTGCCACTAACATATGTCCATATTCTTTAGTGCCTATTTGTGCTTTGAATTCACCAATTTGTTTAGCACTTTCGATGTCTATAATATGAAAGGCTGAAAAGTCTTTAGAATCTCCTCTAGCAACGTCTGCCACTACCATATAATTTCTTGAGTAGTCTGGGTATTCCCATATATGTAAGTCTCCTCCAATACCTCTTTTTTCTACAGGTTCACAAACAAAAGTTTGCTCATAGTATTTTAAAAGATCAACATCATATACGGTATTACCAGAGGTTGAGAAATCACAATCACACTCTTGTGCAGCCATTCGTAAACCTAACTCATCATCTTGTTTATCCCTCCATGCTTGGTTTCTTTCAGGGTGTACTGTCCATGGTAATCTAATAGGTATAAATCCATTTCTATTTTCTTCTGCTCTTACCCACATTTTATGGAAAAAATTTCCCGTTCCATTTGGTGTAGAAAGTATAATAGCTTTACCTCCAGTAGATAATGTTTGTTGTGATGAACCCCATATTTCGTCTATTTTATTAGTTTCAATAAATGCCGCCTCATCAATAATCAATAAAGAAATAGCTTCTGATCTACCTGCATCTCCAGCTGCTGATACTGCTTTAATTTGTGATCCGTTTTTAAGTCGGAGTGCTAATTTATTATTTTCTACAAACCCAATTTGTAACCAGGAAGGTAATTCATCATACATGAATTTTACCTTTGTTACTAGGTTTTTAGCTGTGTCTTGTTTTGTTGCAACTACAAGTATTGCTTTATCTTTTTGAAAAATCATCATCCACAACGAAATACCTGCGGATAAAGTTGAAATCCCTAATTGGCGAGATTTAAGAATAATACTTCTATCATTTTTTTGTAATAACTTAAGGACACCTTCTTGGAAGGGGAATAAGTTAAATTGGATTCTACCTCTTGTTGGGTGTTGGATCCAACAATATTTTTTCATAAAATATATAGGATCTTTTGCACATTTAATGTACTCCTGCTTTATTATTTCTTTTATATTAGCCATCATATATACATAGACAGAAGGTCTAGAAGTTAATTGTTTTTAATATTTGTTTAATTCGTTCCTCTGTTGTTCCTTCTAAAATGGTATATCGTGGGCGGTATTTGGTTAAAAGTTTTGAGATTTCATTGTTAATTTTATCTCTATATTTTTCATCAGTTTCACGGATTCCATTATCTTCGATTTCTATCCCCCTTGGTGGAATATAAAATATATGATCATATTGATTAATAAAACGTTTAGAATATTCTTCAAAGGCGTCCCCATCTATATGGCTTACTTTTCTAGCAGTATTTGTAAAAGCCATTACATCTAAGATAGTCCTATCTGTGATTAATTTCTCTTGCATAAGTTCAGTTATACGTTCAGCTAAGAAAATAGTTTGACCTTCAATAGTAGTATCATGGTTTAAGGGAATACCTAGTGAATTGAGATACTTGCTGCGTTCAGTGGTGCAAGTGTAATCCTTAAATTGTTCAAGTTTAGAGAGTGCTTTAACTAATGTAGTTTTACCAACACTCATAGTACCTGTGAATCCTATTTTCATTTTAGCTTCGGTTTGTGTATCCACTAGGTGCTGCTCTTTTTGAAGGAGGTAAACCATCTCTATGTTTTCTCATTTCCCCCCAATCATCCTTTGTATGTTTAATTCCCGAGAGGTAATAATCCTTAACCTTTTGTTGTTTATTTATAACTGCAGGTCCATCCCAATTATGGAATTTAGCAACTCCTTCAATTTGTAAAACATACGCTGTTGTTTTACTACCATCTGATTCTTCTCTAGTTAATTTCATATCTCTTGTTGTTGATTTACCATATGTTCTTGAGTTGACTTTTTTCACTTTTTTTACTTTTAAAATTGATTCTGCTACATAAGTACCTTGTGCTCCTGAAACTGTAATTCCCCTTGCTGACAGAGCATCACCTACGAAATGGATATTAGGGAACCTAGTTAAACTTAGATTATCATAATTAACTAAAGGCTCAGGTGATAAATATTTTACCTCAGGCATGTAAACCCCCCAATCATTCCCTAATGTTGGAAATACCTTTTTCATATCTTCAATAAAATCTTCAATATGTAAAGCATAATCACCCAAGGCATCATATAAAGAATCCATACTATCTACTACAACACATTTAACATACTCACCTTCAGATGTTTTAGATGGTATTCTTTTACTAGGGGAAAAATATGTACCTGTTTTGTTTATTTGGAGTTTTTTAACTGCTTCTCTTGACCAATCAAAAGGTTTATCAATATTTTTAATTTCCATTAAAATGCCAAAATTAGTCATATCATTTCTATATGCTTCATCTTTTTTAGCATGTCCATTGTAACTATGATTGCCATATGTGTCTTCAACAGCTACGTAAGCGGCATTATTGTTAGTACAGAATGAACGAAGTGATACACCTTTATCTTCAAACTTTTGATAC